TTAAAGTTAATATATTTTAATCTAATATATTTTAAAGTTAATATATTTTAATCTAATATATTTTAAAGTTAATATATTTTATAATATTAATATATATTAATACTAAAATGTCTGGAAATGAAAATATATTAGGACCAAGTGGAAGTAATAATGTAAGTGTTAATAATACAAAAGATTATGATTTAAGATGGAGAAGAGCATTACAGGATTATCATGATAATTATATGTTATTTTTGACTAAAAAGGTAAGAGATAATAATACAGATAGTAGTTTAAGACAAAAAGTAATTGATTTAAATAAAGAATTAAAATATATAATTGAAGAAGTTAAAATAGAAAATGAAAATTTAATAGAAAAAATTAAGGAAAAACAAGAAAAAATCAAGGATAACCAATTTAAATGTGAAACAGATAAAGAAAAAAGTCAACAATCTGTAGATAAAGAACAAAAGGAAATAGTTACATTAAATAAAAAATTAAAAAATATAAATGAAAAACAAGAAATAACAGGTAATATTATTAATCTTTTATATGTAATATGCGGTGTTTTGTTTGTTGTTAATATATTAATTATTTATTTTATAATTAAAAAGAAATAATTGTTTCATAAAATAAATTATATTTTAATTATATAAATGACAGATATAAAAACATCACAAGAAAGATATAAACTACTTTCATATGAAATTGAGGATTTATTAAAAAAATTAAAAGAAAGAGATGATTTGTGGATAGATATAGGGGAAAAACAAGAAGGCGGTAATTATCCTAATCAAAAAATAGTAAATAATGTAAAAGATAAAATTAATGAAGAAGTGAAAAAAAGAGAAGAAGCCTGGGATATTATAAATGATATTTATAATGAACACCAAAAAATATTAGATAATATAGATGTTTTTGCTCCATGTCCAACAAATAAGTATAAAGAAACAGTGGAAAATCGAATGACTAAAAACTTAACTCTCGAAAGAAGATATGGTTACGGTTATTATATTATATCTCTTAATAAGGAAAACATACAATTATTATATATATTTATAATTGCTTTGGCAATATGTTTAATAATTTTAACATTAAGATATTTTGACGTATTTAATACATTAATTACATTAATAATTTGTATATCTATTATTACAGTATATGTATTTTATCTTATTAAAGTTATAGTATTAGACAGAGTTAATAGAAATAATATTTACTTTGATAAATACGATTTTAATAAACCTAGTGAGGTTGAAATTAAAAAATCAAGAGAAAAAGATTTAGAAGCAAAACCTGAAGGTGAATGTAAAGAAGATATTTATGGCAGAGATCCAGAAATTTCTAATCTAGAAGAGGATAAAGTTTTAGAGAAGATTAAAAAAGAGCAACAAATATTAAGTGAAAAACAGTGTATTAGTTATAAACCTTAAAGAATATTACAACAACTCCATAAATTAGATTCCATAATTTCTCTTTCTATTATAATTCTATTAGACGGGTGTTGTTCATATAAATCCGGCGATTGTTGATATGAATTAGTTATTTCATAATTATTATAGGATATATCATTTTGTGTAGGTATATTTTTTCTAGGGTGAGACATATTATAAAATATATTCATTATTTCTGTATCATTTTCGCATATACAACATACCTTATTATTTTTTTTATTTTTATTAATCCAATTTTTAATACAGTCATAATGGAAAATATGACTACAACTTAATTCCACTACTTCTCCTTCTAATAATTCTAAACATATATGACATTCATCTATTTCTTTATTTGTGATATTATCTATATCCATTATATTATATATAAATTTTTTTATTTAAATAATATAAATAGTATGAAAAAACACCAAGAAAATATTACTCATGGAAAATTAAATAATGGATTAAAATATGTTTTAAATAATGACGATACTTTTAAAAGTTGTTCTGTATTTATATTTGTAAGGGTAGGTTCAAAACACGAAAAAAAAGAAGAATATGGAATGGCACATTTTTTAGAACATATTTTATTTAAAGGAACTAAAAAATATAGAACTAACTTAGAATTAAATAGAAAAATAGATAATTTATCGGCTACTACGAATGCGTCCACTGGTAAAAATTTCACCTGCTATTTTCTAAAACTACCTTCTATAAATACTGAAGAAGGTATTGAATTATTAAAAGAAATGGTATTCTTTTCTATATTAAATAATACAGAATTAGAAAAAGAAAAAGATGTAGTAATAGAGGAAATGAATAAATCATTTGACGATTCGGAGGAATTCATAGAAGATTTATTACCTTCTTATATTTTTAAAGGCACTAATTTAGAACATTATATTATAGGGGAAAGAGATATTATAAATAATATGGAAAGGACGGATATAATGAAATTCTATAAAAAATATTATATACCTTCTAATTGTATATTAGTGATATCTGGTAATTTTGAAACAAGTTTAGAAACAAAATTACCCAAACTATTAAATTTTGAAATGAATAGTAACTCCGTAAATCATAATTATGAATTATGTTGTTATTCTAAAAAAATGAGAGTTATAAGCGATTATAGAGAAAATTTTCAAATTACTTTAGGCATAGCGTTTCCTTTATTTAATTATTACGATAAAAGAAAATATTGTTTAGAGATACTTATTGCTTATTTGGATGGATTTCTTACATCCAAATTATGGTTAGAACTTAGAGAGAAAAACCCCCTAGTTTATGGTACCGATGCTTCATATGAATTATTTGAGGAAGGTGGTATTTTCCAAATTGTTTATTCCTTAGAAAAAAGGAATGTATATAAATCTTTGGAGTTAGTATATAAAATATTAGAACAACTTAAAAAAAAAAAAATTAAGGAAGAAGAATTTAAAATGTTTCAAAAAAATGTAATATTTAATTTAGATTTAGAAAGAGAAGATACTTCTGAAATATGCCATTTTTACGGAGAACAATATTTATTCAATGAAGAAAATGTATTAACATATGAGGATGTAAAGAAAGAATATATGAAATGTACTACAGACGATATTTATGATTTAGTACAGTTCATTTTTGATTATAATAAAATGGTAGTTATACAAATGGGAGATATGAATAAAAAAACATTTGAAAAAAAAGTAAAGAAAATATTTATATAATTTATATAATTTATTTAATTCATTCATAAATTCCGTCTTCTATATTTTGTTTAATTATTTCAAGTTTAAGAAAATCAATTTCAGTATCATCTGGATATTTTCTTTCATAAATAATAATTGGTATAGATATACCTACATTAATTCTTAAATAATAATTCAACATTTCTTTAAAATTTAAACCATAATTAGGATCAGTTAATCTTAAAAAATTAAAATAAGTATATTCATCCATATATTTAATGAGTGATTTATAATAGTCTGCGTGTTCATTGTTTAAAGATAATTTTGTCGTTGTAGAGGATATTAAGTTTGAAGTTTGAAATCCAAAAATTATTTTACCCATATATATTTATAATAAAATAAATAATGGATTTTTATTCAAAAAGGGAAAATAAGTTTAAAAGTATGGTACAAGAACATTATGATTTATATTATAATATTTCAGTCACAGATGAAAATTACGAAGAAAAAATTATGAAAGGTTATGAAAGTTTGGTATTAATTAAAGAGTATCTTAAGAAAAATTTAAATATAAAATCTGATGTTTTAATGTCTAAAATTTATATTACTAATAAGAAAAAAATAAAAGAAGAGAATAATCAATATGCCATAGAAATAAAATATAAAACACAATGTTTAAAACTTTTCAATACAATGAATTTAGATACAAATTATAAAAAATCTGTAATAATATTTAATAGAACTCCCTATGTCCATTTTACATATATTGGTATTACTTTAGGTACATATAAAATACAAATCCCTGACGAATATAGTTTTGGTATTATGTACGATTTTGAGGAATCGCCCAATAAAGAATACAATTATAGCGTATTAGAAACAACGTTAAATATTACTGGAGAAAAAGACGGAGAACCTATAAGTTTTACAGAAGATAAATATATAAGAACTCCCGGCGACGAATTATATAATGAAGATGATGAAGGATTATTTAATATAGGGCCACACGTATTTGAAGTACAATTTTATAAAGGGGAAATAGAGTTAGAAGTAACTGGTGATTTTGGTTTAGTAAGTTATTATTTTAAAGGCGTGGGTTATTTAGGCGGAGAAAAGAGATTTAAATTTTCTGATATATGTTTAAACGTAAATGGATAATATTTTAATTAATGTAAATTCTATTTTTAAAGATAAAACTTTATATTCCAGTAATGATTTTGTATTAGAATTACCAGAACAAATAAAAAATATAATTTATATGAAAATTAGTAGTATTGAAATACCAAATATATTTTATACATTCAATGATAACCGTTTAAATAATTATTTTAAAATTGTAACGGGTGTAAATAGCGATACTATTAATTTTGGAGACTCTAATTTTACTTCTGATACATTAATAATTTATATACAAAATAAATTGGACGATATTAATACTACAAGAGGCACAGATTATACTTTTTCAATAGATGTTAATACCGCTAAACTAAGTTTTACAAGTTCAACTTCATTTACTCTCGATTTTTCACAAGATATTACTAATGAGTATGAACCACTAAAATATTATTTGGGTTTTGATAATGATACATATACAGGGACAAGTATTATTGCTGATAATATATTAAATTTAACAGGTAATTCTTATATATATATTAATATTAATGATATAAATAATATAATAGATAATAAGGTTTCTAATGCGTTTGTAAAAATATTAACAACGGGTGATAAATATTCTTTTCAATATTTGGGAAAAGATGATTATAATTCGAAAGATAAGGTATTTAGAAGTCCTATAAATCTTTCTAAGTTACGTGTTAAATTATTAGATTATTTAGGTAACAAAATAGAATTATTGGGTGATTATTCTTTCACGATAGAAGTTGGTGTAATTTATGATTTAAAATTATATAAAGAAATTAATAACGGTGGAAGACCTAATGGAGATACAAGATTAAAGTTTTATTATTAAAATTATTATAATTAAAAATTAATTAAAATTAATTAAATATTTATTTAATTTTTACGATATAAATTTAGTCTTAATAAAATAAATAATTATTTTTATAAATTATAAAAAAATCTTTATGGTTTAATATGTGTTTATTTTTCACGATATTTGCTCAAAAAATTATATAGCTATATAATATCAAACAATGGCAACCCAACTTTCTTACAATATAACTTCCGTTCTTGCGATTACCGACGCGGACGCGTCTGTTAATGCATTACCTGCTGAAACTATGGATTCATCTGCATATGATATGGCATTTGTCGGATTTGCTAATTTCTTATCTGGAAATTATATTCAAAATTCCGCGGCAGTTAATGATATTAAATCAAATATTGCTGTATCAGAGGGTGCACTTAATAACGCACATTTCTTTTATGTTGCTGACGTTTCTGGAGTTGGCACTGATGTTTATCCAGGAGGAGGAGAAAGTACATATGGAGCGGCTATTACTCAAACTGGTACTTTATTTGGTTCTTCGGCGGTTTCTAATGTTCAATTAGCAGATGATTCCATTGCTACATTAGCAAGTGTTGTACCTTTCGGTAATGAATTTATTGCTATGACTGATATTTCTGCAGGAACTGGAGATGATGTTGTTATTTCCGCCACCGAAACATTAGCTAAAGGCGGAAGTAGTGTCGGTGATGGTTTATTACAATCAGTAAATGCGGCTTTATTTAAAAAATTAGGTAAAAGTGCTGCTTTACTTAATGATAGTGATTTGGTTACAAGTCTCAATACTAAATTATATAGTGCTCTTTCAGGTAATATGGATGAAACAACCGCAACTTACTCGGATTCTAAATTTATGAAAAGATATGTCGAGAGTGGTAGATATCAAGATGATGGAGCAGATTTAAATGCTGATATTGATTATAATCTTAATAATGTTCTTGTAAATATGATTGTTACAATTAAAGGAAGTGTAGTTGATACAGATGCTGGTTCCGACGGACCAGATTTATCGTCAAATTCGGACGCAATTAATCAAATTTTTGGCACTGTTGATACTGACCATTTAATTGACACTGTTGGTGCGGGTACTAATACAATAGGAGATTATACAATTACAGTAATGATTTCTCTTAGAAATGACACAAGATTTTAGATTTTAAATTTTTTTTTTTTTTTTTTTTTAAAATTTTTTTATATTAAT